AATCACAATGGCATCGCCAACCGCTACCTTGGTAGCCGTAAAGGCGCCCGTCGAGGCAATAGTAGTATTACCTGAAACAGTCGTGGTAGCCTCCGAGGCAGTGCTCTTAGCGGTAGCGCTGGGGTCAAAACTATAAAATGTCGCTGCGTCTCCAGCCGCATTGGGGTACAGCAGTATCTTGCGAATAATAACCGGCTTAGAATAAAACACACCAGCCGTATCCAGAATCCACAGCGGCATATTGGCAGAAAAATTATTGGCCATTTATTTCCTCCTCATTATTTGATCCGGTTGATCTGGGTTCCACGAAAGAATGTTGGTTTGTCGATACCGGATTTTTTAGCCTGACGCTCTAAAAAATTACATTTATCAGCTTCCTCTTCCGTTAATCCACCACCCCATCCCTCATCACGAAGGATGCGCTCGTAATCCGAGCGTCCACGGCTCTTAAGCTTTGATCGCACGATAATAGTCAACGCCATGTTCACACTCCAAAAAAAGAAAAGATGGGGGCGGTGGTAAATCCGCCCCCATCTATGTTCCTCACGTTATGCGGTGAAGTTCGTGCCGGGAGCGTACGTCACGTTGGAAACATCAATATTGGACAAAGAGCAGTTAGTGGCAATTGTATTGGTCTCGCTTCCAATAACACTGTTAGAGAACAGGCCAGTAGCGGTGGCAAAAGAAATATACTTGAGCACAGAGCCGCCGGTATAAGCCGGAATGTCGTGAGCGAAAATACAACGATCGATTAACACCGTAGTAAGCGTACCGCTGGTATAAATATCGAAGTCAATGTCTGTATCTAGGCCATTAAAAACCGTATTCACGCAAGTGAAGCCATCGGTATTGGACTCATTGTTGGCAATAGCGATACCACCACGGCAAGCCTCAAACCAGCAGGAATCGACGACCGTGTGCCACGCAGAGTCGATTACCAACCCTCCGGCGCCGGCTCCAGCTAATCCGATCTTCCAGAAGGCGCACCCAAAAACAGTCACATTAAATGCATATGCGCTATTCGTTTGGTACGCATCAATCTTTAGACCAGCCACGGTTGAGCTTCCCTTCCTAAACGTCAGGTTCTCAAGATTGACAAATGGAGCCTTAACCGTAAAGGTAGCCGTAGTGGTGCCGCTGGCCCCTTGAATTCTTGTCATATTGGCCCGAGTCTTCCTCGTTGAACCAATCCCAGTTCCGATCACTGAAATTCCGTGCTTGGTATAGGGAATAGAAAAGTTTGTAGAGGAACTCGGAAGCATTGACTGCGGATCACCACCGGTGGTGTCGGGCGTCCTGGGACGCACATAAATCACGTCCCAAGCCGTGGCTGCGCTTAAAGCGGTATCAAGATACTTAAAGGCACGATTCGGCGCACGGCCATCATGGGCATCGTTGCCCGAATCATAGTCAACAAAATACACCTTGCCGCCCCACATGCCTTCATATCTCCCTCCGCCGACAGGTACTCCGCCATACTGAAAAAGTCCATCAGGTGCCGTAGACATGTCAGCCTCCTACCAAGCCGCACTCACGTGCGACCAACATACAGCATTTTCGGGTTGCCCCAACCGTATGTGAAAAATTGAATCGAAAGAGCGACCTTATCCAGGGTATCGTCTTCCGCATCCTTGATGATCATTTTCGGCTCAAGAGCGGTAAACACATTGAAATCATACTGATCGTTTTTGGCGATCATAAACCAGCAAGTGGTGCTTGTTAACCGATGATACTCAAAGATTTTCAGATTCAGCTCGGGCAGCACGTTGATCGTGTTGCTGAACTCCCCGGCTTTCAGATCAGATCCAAGAAGCTCCTTGGCCCGGAACCACAGCGTCGGCTCAATCACGACATGGGTGGGTTTAGCGCCCATCCAGTATCCCATGCTGTCCTTAAGCGTGGCAAAATAATAGCGTCCAGACTCAAGACCGCTCTGCGAAAGGCTGGCATTCAGGTAGTTGCTGTAGTTGTCGCTTGTGGTCGCAGGATTCAAGCCGGTGTGCGCAGTGTTCGCAATGGCCAAACCATCAAAACCCGTTCCGCAGGTTAGCGAGGTAGAAGTGAAGTTGTTGAACATCGTGGCGATTTCAGCGTCCTTCCCCTCTTTCATAACCTTACCGAGGTCCTTGGCGCACTTCTCCCACAAGTTATACTTGTTGAAGAAGTCCATTTTAAAGGTCATGCGGAACCCGGTCGCAAACTGCCGCTGGGTGTAGGTCTTGGTAGACCCCATCTGCGGAGTCTGGGTCGGGATGTTCTGACCTTCGCCTATCTCAGACGGATAGGCAAGTCCGGCCATCTGGGCGTCACGCTCATACTCATCCTTGGTTTTCAGATCATTCGTAACAACCGGATACTCAACCTTCGCTTCCCGGACGGTATCATCGTGCAGTTTGCGGAGGGTGCCCTTCAAAAGGTCCTTATTTGTAGTCGTGTCAAAAGAAACTCTTACAGTAGCCATCTCATTCCTCCTTAAGAAGTCCGTCCGGTGAAATACCGATAGTGGAAGCGAACAATAATTCTTCCGCCGGATGTTCCAGCCGGATCATATAGGCCGACACAATACACATCATTATTGGACGAATCATACGCAGAGGCAACCTGCGACGTCGTAGTCCACGTAATGGACATTGCGTCGCCAATCAAGTTGGTTGCGGTAGTTCCGTTAAACGTAACAACATACAATCCATTCGGATCAAGAAGCTCAATTTGAATATCTGCGCCAGACGCATCATCGTTAAGAGCAATGCCGCTACAAAGCCCAGAGGACCCAATTACAACAGTACCATTAGAAAGACTGACAAAGTCGCCTTTTTTAAAGTTGGTACCAGTTCCTCCGCCCTTAACGAGAATCACGTCGCCAGCGCCGCTATATCGAAAGTTTATATTAGCCATTTTAACCTCGTTTTAAAATTTATGTTTTCAGGTAAGACTCCACGAGATTCTCGATCATCTCCTCATCTCTCGACGACAGGGCCACACCGTATTCACGGGACCGCTCATTATAAGCACGAATGGTCGACATAGCCTGCGCATCAGACATTTTCCTGGCGACTTCACGCCGCCTAAGCTCATTGATGAGCGGGCATTTCATCAGCACGACGTCACCGTACTCATAATGCCCGTTAACTGGCTCAAGCCCCTCGGGCCAATAGGGATCATCGGTGGTGACATAAGTAAATCCCCACTTGATTTTGTGGTCCCGAACATCCTTGTAATTGTCATGTGGGGTATTGAGAACCCACGTGAAAAACCACGGCGGCCTTCGTGTTCTGGTGGAGTAATCAATATACTCCTTCTGACGAAACACGTATTCGCCCTTCTCACGGTTGGATTTCTCTTTGTCCCAGTCAGAATGTTCCAGGTCAACAATTTTAATCTCGGAGAGATACATTATAGCCCCCCTCTCGTGCGTTCTTCCTGAATAATTTTCTTCGCCTCCTCCTCGGTAAGCCCAAATGCTTTCATCATCTGATATGTTTTTTCGTCAAACTTGATATCAGTGGATGAAGACCCGGGCGGTGTTTCTTTAACCTCAGAGGGTACATTCCCAGTACTTTTGACAGACGGTGAACGACGTGGCCTTACATCTTCTTCTCCACGCATCCACCTCACATTGCGGGCAATCAAAGCCCACATTTGCTCGTTCCCAAGATCCTCGGCCGAGATTTTATTCCCAGCGAACGCCGCATACATGGCATTTTGAACATCCTGCTCAATGCCCTTAAACAGCTCCGGATCTTGGCGGTACGCTCTCGTATACCCAAGTTCATAATTCTTCTTGGCATACTCACGATACGAGGCGTAATTCTGGGCCGCCTGTTCCTGACGCAGGCGCTCAATCTCACGCTGTACCGCCTCACGGGCCAAGCGCAAGGTCGATGAGGCCGGCTTTGTAAAATCAAATGCCGTCTCGTCAACCTGGCTCTCCGCCTCCTTTTCCGCCTCCTCTGCCCTCAGCCGCTGCTGATACTCAAGTTGCTGCTGAATGGGCATAGTCCTAAGCTGAACTTCCTGCAAGGCCCTGCGGGCCTCTTCCTGAGCCTCCCGCACCGCCTTTCTCAGCTCACCAAGCTCTTGCTCTCTCTTACCCGCATTGCTTTCCATTTCTCGCAAGAGAGCACGCAGCTCCTCAGCAGACTTCCCAGCATACTTGTCCTCGCCACGATCTTGTTCTTGATCTTGATCGGGCTTAGACTTTTCCTCAAGTTCTTCGTCTTCCAAGTCTTGTGGGGCCGGATTCCCGGTTATCCCTTGAAACCTGTCAGCGCACACACTTACCTCCTTATTCAAATCCCGGGATTACTCCAGTAATACCCGGCACACGATCGCTTTTCAAAATTTCCATGATGATACGCAAAAGCATATCAACGCCACTAATTTTCCCCTGTGTCAGCGCATGATCATACATCCGCTGCACACTATCCAGGCGATTGATCTCGAGCGTTCGTGATAGCGATTTCCGCCTCTCGATAATCGCCTTTAAAATCTCACGCCAAAGATCAGATTCGGCAAACGCCTCCCACTCTTCCCTGAGTTTGGCCTGATATTCTTGGCTGTATTTCGCCATATCACGCTCCAGTTATCTGGCCCGGCGGAGCAGCTCCTCCGCCCTGCTGCCCACCTTGCTGACCCCCACGGCCCTGACCACCGGGAGGCAACTGTTGCGGAGGCATTAGATCCGCAGACTGCATTATCACTTTATTCACGTCTACCGCTTGCCGTAAATCAAGAACCACGCTCTTCGAATCAGGCACCATTGGAAAATCATCAATGATTCGCTGTAAAATTTTCACCGACTTGTCATTGGCATCCAAGATCACTTTCTTAAACTCTGACGGGACTTGGGGACTACAGAGAACCTGAGCCATAGATCCAACTTTTGTCATATAATCTGACAAAAGCTGATACAATGTCAGGTTTGTCTCACGTCTAATTTCCTGGCTCATCACCTCTGAAGATGAGGCCAGCGTAATATCAAAAACCTCACGAATACTCTCTACGGGGAACGTAACGGTTTCCTCTCTCATGATTCCCATTTCATCCTTGATGTAATACGTGAACCGTGGGCTGTACTGAGCCATAAACTCAAGAATCTTATAGCCCATCTCACGTATCCGATCACGGATATTTTCTGTTCCATACTTAAACTTTTTGTTCGCCTCCTCCAGCAAGGCCCACGTTTCCTTGGCCACCGGGCGTTCAGCGGTTGACTGCCCCATGACGGCAGGACTAATACCCACGGCACGGTCGGCCATGGCGATCAGCCTGTCTTCCTCCTGAAACGATGAAAAAACCGTATCCGAGTATCTCATTTCCTGTATGGCAGTGCTCGGATCTCCCTCCACTGGATAAATCTTCCCCGGCTCGATGCGGTGAAGGTTCTCCAGCCCGCTTCCCGCCTGAACAAAGAAAACAGGACAGTTAATTTCAGTAATGCGGTCAATCCGCTGGTTATGCAGGGTATTGATCTCGGACTGGATAGACTCAAGAATCTGGCAGACCCCCTCCCCATCCCTTGAGTATTCAACTGGATAGAAGATAAATTTGATGAACGGCCGAAAATTCGAGAAAAGAGGATTGTAAATAGCGTCCATAATAATGCCAGTGGAACGATGAATTGTAACAACGATATCATCTTCTTCGCCATCCTCATCGACATCATATTTCATCCAAAGCTCATAAAACTCATATGGCTTATTGCGATCTATGACATTGAGAACCTGCTTTTCGAGAACAGCCCTTTCTTTCTTTGTCTGATCAAAATCATCCGGAGATCCGCCTGCGCCAGGAAGCCCCTTCTTAGCCAACAGCCTATCTACCGCCTCTTGGCGGAAAAGACCCTGTCTCGCCTTGAGCTCTACCTGCGGCGGGCGGAGATAGAAGCGGAACCCAACCATGGCGCACTGCTCAATATCAAGAGCATCGGAAGACTGCACCCAGTCCTCTCTGGCGATAGGATAAAAATTCGGGCCAGTAAAAACAGAAATTTTATCCTTCACCACCTTCTCATCGCTTCCGGGAATAGAATACTTCTCAACGGAATCATCAGCCTCCTCAGCTGGAGTGGCGTATCGGTAGACAACCTTACGCTTCTCTTCGTACACCAACTTTCCTATCCCGGTTCCAATCTTGATCGCTTGCATCAGTGGGGCCTGAATCTTGCGCCTTAGATCAAGAACGTTTTCCTGATACCAATGCAGGGCGTCTTGAATTTTTTTGGCTAACGAGTAATACTCATCCTTCTTTGCGTTTACAAGCCAAACTAAACGCTTATTGAATAGGTTGTCAATTTGGCGAACATAAATCGTGTCCACGTTGGAGCGCACAATGGGAATGGAGACATTGGCGCAGCTATCCCACGGCCACGTCTTAGGGTCACGCACTCCCTTGTAAATTTTCTGCCAGTCGTTAATCTTACTGACAAACTGCTCCTGATTCCTGATCTCCTGATCCAGCATATCCTTGGCATATTGAGATAGGTCGTCCTCAACCGTTTTCCCGTTTTCCATGACTCGCTTTAAGTCAATGCGCAGTCCGCCACGAAAACCCTGAACATCGGATTTCAGGTCTCCCTCTGGCGGCTTTATCTGTTCCTCGACCCGCTTCGGAAGCTGCGCTTCCTGCGTTTCGCCAGCAGGAAGCGCTGCGAATGGGCTCCCACTTGATTCCATTTAGATCCTCGTTTTAACAAATCCTTGTTTTGAGTTGTGTCAAAACTTACCCTTAAAACCGACATTTTTAAACTTTACCCCAAGAAACGCACCAATGCTGCCAGATACTGCGTAAACCAGAGCTGGAACAAAGTCACCATACCTAATAACAGAGGCTAAAATCAATGTCAAAACAAAAAGATCGACAACCTCTATTGCAAAGTTTAGAACGCACACCAATCCAGCCGACTGGCCTACAATGGCTTTGTAGTAACAGATCGCCAAATATTCTCTCATCAGGGCAATGCTGCCATACAAAGCCAGTACCGTGAGGAACTTCATGATCCTCCCCTTGGTCAGCCAATGCGCTCAATTTCACGTTGAGCCTTTTTCTTCTCAAAAATTTCATATCTTGGCCTCTCACGCCAGATCTTGGGAAGCTTTCTTTTCTTTGGAGTTTCAGTCTCATCTTTTTCGCCTACTGGCGTGGCCACGGTCTTTTGTTTCCTTTTTCCCAGCAAGGCGTCAATCCTATCGAGCCTCTCTTGAGCCTCTCTAAGCATTTTGTCGATATCGCTACCGGGCGCAGTGGTCTTCTTTTTTGCGTAGCGAAACATTGACTTGGTAATTATGGGTTCAATTATTTTCAGGGCCATTATTTCTCCTTCCCAAGCGGTTTTATATCCACTATTTTCTCCTTCTCGGAAGGCGTTTCCCCCTCGCCTCCCTTAGGTGCGACACCAGCTCTTCTTCCGTAATCCCAGGCATTTGCGGCGATTTCCCCGCCCTACGCCTTGCCAATTCAGCGCCAAAGAGACCACGCTGCGCCTCACTGACAATAGGCGTGTGTTTTCTGTGTGATTTTCTCTTATACCTGCAACATGACCCCGGCATATACCGCCTCCAAATAGCCTTTATGCCCTCACCGGAAGGCTAACCCGGCCCCTCCCCCGTCAGGCGACAGGGGCCTCCACCCTTCCAGCGTACGCTGGTGTATGATAAAGCCGCAATAGCGGCCACTCATTTTCCACGCCTACCAGCAGCCGACAGCTTTGCGAACTTCGCCTTGCCGTATTTCCGCCTTCCAATCCAGGCGGCAAGGGCCCCAGGGGTTCTGGCACCCTTCTCCTCAAGGCTCTCTTTCAGTGCGGCGAATCTGCCACCCTCACCAAGCCTGGGCTTCTTGCCGACAGGCTCATAGCTCTCGCCACGTGTAGCCTTAGCCCTGGCAGAGGAACGTTTTCTATACCGAAATTCAGCCATTTTTTACTCTCCATATATATATATCGTTTTAGCTTAGAAGTAATTGATTATACAAGAGTTACAGATACCCTAATCGACATGTGTGTATTCTAAGATATATCTACATCTACAAAGTATACCTTAAGGGTAGGGTAACTTTATATCACGTATGCTTAAGGGGATAAACGCCCGCTGTAGCGCTCCCTGGGGTCAACGGCTGTCCCGGGGCCTCCCGCACCCAGATCCTCCCGGTCCCTACCCGTAGGATATGTCCACCACACACACACTACATGTAGTATGCCTATGGGTGATATATCTGTGGCATAGTGGTACTATATGTAGTGTGGGGTATACCGGGTACCCCCAGATGGGGGGAATTGGGGGAAATGCATATGCGGATGCCGGTCGTGGGGAACCGGCGGGGTGGGGGCA